GTTTGGTATGTAAAGTGGGCAGCAACCATTTTGGTTATTCTTGCAGTCGCATGTCGTTCTGTGGACGAGATTCCTAAGATCTATGATGTGTTTCTCTCTTTTGGTGGAACACTGATGTGGTTGTGGGTTGGTTTGCAATGGAAAGATAGAGCACTGATTGTTCTAAACTCAGTGATTGTGTTCATGTTGGGTGTTAGCATTCTAAGGTATCTGGCAAAACTTGACATTTTTCCAATGTTGTAGTATAATGTGTTATAATTTGAAAAGGAGTTGCATATGAGTAACCAGAAAATCAAAGGCAAAACGATTGACGAAATCAACCAGATGTTTCAAGAAGCATCTGCAGGTCTGGAAGCAGAGCGTCAAAAGTTTTTCGATGAGCAATGGGAACAGTTGAAAGAAGAAATTGCTCAGCAAGAAAAACAGCAGATTCAACGTGCTGAAGATCTCGAATGGGGTCGCATGGTGATGGAAAATGATAATCTTGAAAAGGAGATATATGTATGAAAGTAAGTGAAATGACTCCAGAACAACTGGATAAATTCAAAGAGGTGACTAAGAAATTTCTTCGTGAAGAAGATGAAGTCTTGGTGACTTTCAAAAAGAAAGATGGCACAGATCGTGCTATGAAATGTTCGTTGAAGGCAGGTGTTGTACCTCCAGCAACAAAAGCAGATCCTGCATCTCAAACAAAAGTGCGTACAGTCAGTGATGAAGTATGCGTTGTTTATGATGTAGAAAAAGAGGGTTGGAGATCTTTCCGTTGGGACTCTGTCCAATTGGTTGAGGTCGCTGGAGCAGAAGTATGAGACCAAAATTCTTAAATAAAAAGGTAGACTCCACAACAATGACATTCCTGCTTATGGTAATCATTGGTGCGATTGTCTTTATGCCACTAGCAGTTATCTGGGCATTGAACACTTTGTTCAGTCTAGGTATTGCTTATGGTTTCTATGAATGGTTGGCAGTCTTTGTACTGGCAATGTTTCTTAACACACGAAATGGAATTAGTACACAAAAATGATTAGTAATCCTGAAGATAAAAAGACGTTTTATAACGCAATTGTAGAGATCTCAAACTCTATGACACGAACTGAAGCAGAGCGTGATCTGATTAATGAGATCATCAAAAAACTTTCTGAAGACTTTGATATCAACAAAAAGATTATTCGTAAGATTGCGAAAGCATATCATAAGCAGAACCTGAATGAAGAGCAACAGGATCATGAAGAGTTTGTCGAACTATACGAAGAAGTCGTAAACAAGGGTTGACATACAAAGGGTTTTGTGGCATAATAGATACATTATGGAGGTGAACAACCTATGGCGATAACGCAGTCTAGCGACAAACGTCGCATGAAAAACCGCAAGATCCTTGCGAAAATGAAAACATTCGAGCCAGTTCTCGAATGGAAGTCTAAGGAAGATCAAGAAAAAGGTCTTGGATATGCTTTGAGTTGGTATTCTGCTAACTCTGATAAGAAGCAACAAAAGAAGTGGACTCTTGAATACTTCCAATCAAAAGATAAATCTATCCACAAGCGTCTCAAAGAACTTGAAGACTGGAGATTCATGACATTTGGATCCATCTGTCGTATGGCATCTATGCCTGATGGGTATAAATTTGAGTGGTCAGACTCTAAATTCTTTAATCGTAAATTAGCTGAACTTCTAGCAAAGTATGAAGACATAAAAGAGTATCTTGCTGAGCAGGCAAAACTCAAAGCGAAAGAAGATGCTAGGAAACCAAAACCACTAACTATCCAGCAACGCATTTTCAATGCAGCGTCTGAGATTGGAGCAGAGTATGACTACCAGATCGATCTATTCACGACAACAGGCGATTTTAAGACAGACTTCGAGGCGAAGAAGTACCTCGCTGCAGAGGGAGTCTCAGCAACAGTCGCAGCACGAGTCGTTGAGTTCTTTGTGCCAGTCCTGGAGGAATTATCAGGAGCGTATGATGGAACAGACGAACAACTTGTCGAAGGATACAACCATCTCACAAGAACGCAGTTACGAAAATTCCGAGACTTCGTACGAGGACTAGTAGAAGATACTCAGCAACATGCTCAGTCTGCTAAGAAACCTGTAACACGTAGAGCGAGAGCAGTTAATCCAGCAACCGTAGTGAAGCGTGTAAAATATCTTCCAGCGTTTGATGAATTGAAACTTCGATCTATCCATCCGACCAAGATGCTGGATAGCACTGAGATTTGGATATACAATACAAAGTATAAAAAGATCCAACGCTATGTTTCAGATGGTTCACTCATGTCAGTGAAGGGAACAACTATCGTTGGATTTGATCTGAAAAAGTCTGAACAGTTTACTCTGCGCAAACCTGAAGATTTCTTCAAAGGATTGTCAATTGGTAAACGTGCTCTTGCTGGTGCGTTGAATAAACTGAAAACAAAACCTTCCAAAGTCAATGGGCGGTTAAACGAACACTGTATAATTTTGGGTGCTTTTTAATGAAAGTAGAAATAAAAACAGAACCTTTTAAGCATGTGGTTATAACAAACATGTACAATGAAGAAGATCTTGATCTGATTTGGAAAGAACTAGACTTTATTCATTCAAATAGGAGCAATACCTTTTTAGATCCTCAAAATGGTGGTACTGCTCATGATAAAGATGGTAATCCTCTTAAAAATAATCACACTGTCTTTCTAGATGAATTTTATGCTTCTCGTAAATCTTCAAATATTCTAAGACTTAATAGAAAATTGTGGCATCAAGACTTGAAAGATGAGTTGAAACAATTCTGGGAACTAAGAGCATATGCGACGTGTGATTTCGATAATACAGTATTATCATATTATGAGAATTCTCATTATTATCATCCACATAGCGATCAATCAATGATTACAGCACTAACACATTTCTTCAGAGAACCTAAAAAGTTTGAAGGTGGGAATCTATACTTTGAAGATTTTGACAATCACAAATACGAATGCATTAACAATAGAACAATCATGTTTAATGGTCATGTTAATCATGCTGTTGATGCTCTTACTATGACTGAAGAAAATATGAACAAAGGTTTAGGAAGATGGGTCATGGCTCAGTTTCTTGGATATAAACGATAAGGAATAATTATTATGATTTTAATTGATTACAGTCAGGTGGCATTATCTGCTATTTTGACATTTCAGCGTGAACTGAAAGGCGATGAGGGTGAAGTAAAGAACCTTATTCGCCACGCAACAATTTCGGCTATCAAATCTTTTAAGAAAAAGTATGGTGCAGAGTATGGCGAAGTAGTCATCTGTGCCGATGGTCGTAAGTACTGGCGACGAGAAGTCTTTGAATACTACAAAGCAAGTCGCAAAAAGAATCGTGATGCATCTGATCTGGACTGGGGATTGATTTTTGATACTCTGTCTGAGATGCGTGATGATTTCGCTGAGCACTTTCCATATAGAGTCATGCATGTGGAACGTGCTGAGGCAGATGATATTATTGCCACACTGGTGGAGTGGACGCAAGAGAACGATCTTGTGCAAGAGGGTTTGGTGTCAGAACCACAACCAGTCTTGATCTTGTCGAGCGACAAAGACTTCCGTCAACTCCAGATCAACGACAATGTCCGTCAGTGGTCACCAATGCAAAAGAAATATCTTTCTGCTTCTCGTAAGGAGATCGAAGAATATATGGTTGAGCACATCGTGAAGGGTGACGCAGGTGATGGAGTCCCAAATCTTCTTTCTCCAGATGACATCTTCCTACAAGAAGGTGTACGACAGCGACCAATTTCTAAGAAACGTCTGGCTGAGTTTCAAGAGAAAGGTCGTGATGCATGCCGTGATGAACAAGAGAGACGTAACTGGGATCGTAATGCGAGACTGGTAAGTTTTTCTCACATCCCTGAAGATCTCAAAAAAGAGATCGTGGATGCTTACATAAGTAATAGTCCAAAAGGGGACAAAATGTCCATCATGAATTATTTAATCGAACATCGATGCAGATTACTGCTTGATGATATTGAGGAGTTTTAATATGGCTAGACGTGAATACGTTACAATTATGTTGGACAAGATCAACAAAGATCCAGCAATCATTTCAGAGTATGCAGGTGATGCTGTTCTGAAAGGTATCTTCGAGAATGCGTTTGATACCGAATTGAAGTGGAGTTTACCTGAAGGTGAACCACCATTCAAACCTACCGCTGAACCTATGGGTATGACACCCACAAATCTATTCCAAGAGATCCGTAGGTTCTATATCTTCCGTCGTGAAGATCTCAACCAACTTCGTAAGGAATCACTATTCATTGAGTTAATTGAAGGTGTCCATCCAGACGAAGCCAAAGTATTGGTCGCAATCAAAGACCAAAATCTCACTGGTTTATACCCTAACATCACTGCCGATCTAGTGGCGAAAGGGGGTTTCATCTCTGAAGAGGTGGCAAATCGATTTCAACCCAAAAAGAAGGGTCGTGGACGACCACCAAAA